CACTTCTTAACACAGTTGAGATACCTGCATTATGAGAAGTGCCAAACGTAGTGATTAGCTAATACCACTTATGAAAGCCAATAGGATAGCCAGTGTTGAAACGTTCCGTGCTTGAGCCTTTGACAGTGCAAGATAGCTCTACCTCACGCCCACGATTGTCACGGGTCATGCGACCATTGACATGGACAAAAGGCACACGCTTGGCAGTAACCAAGCCTTGGGGGCATTCTTTATGAGTGAACACTACGGTTTCCTTTCGTGATAGTATAAGCGTCATATGCTAAAGGTGAGGGCAGAACATACATAATCAATCAAGGGCAGGTTGTCAGACCGCCCACCATGTCAAGGCCAAACGATTGTCAACTAACGCCAACGCTCATTCAACACACACATATGTTCTGTTGCTTTTGGAAGTGCTGCGAAGTCGTGCTGACTTGCCGATGATAACACCTTGCATATGGCAAGGCTATCAACGTTCCCGCGGCCAACCACTTGCTTGTGTTAGCGGCGTTCTACCCGATCATCACCGACGGCGATAACCAATAGACCGGCCCAATACCCTAACTACAAGGTCTGTGTAACCTATCCCACCGCTAGCATATGACGCCCCGGTGATCTAAAGGACGCTGTGCCCCTTTCGATGAACCAACAATGTCATAGGCTATCATCCGTTGCAACAAGAAAACGCATATTCATCAAACTATTTTGGTTTATGTATATATCTCAATAGGTTACGCCATGAAATAGCAGTCAATGGCACTACATAACAGTCCAAACATGGAAACGCACACACCTGTAGCAAGTACCATGCCAACCACTAACACAACATGGCATGATATATGCATCTATCAATAACCGTGCCAACATCACCACTCATAGGACTACACACCTATCGTCATACACAAATAGGAACAGAGTCGTGTGCCGTAGGCGTTTAATAACAATAACCCCTTTAATATCAACGGGTTAGGAGTAGATAGGAATGTGGTCAGAGGGAGGGAGGGTCAATGCAACACACACCGGGGCCAAGCGGTACAATAATACCGTAGGGGGTACAAGGGGGTGTGTGGGGGGTGTGATTATAGTGCATTACACCTCCAAACTTTCTCCGGGAAATCCACAGAGTTGGAAACCCCATCAGTATTTGTGACGAACGCAGTGAGTCGATAACAGTTCATTACAATTCATCAATAAGATATCGACATAGGTAGGACAATGAAAACATCAGGCAGAAAGCAAAGTGGGAATGTGATGGACGTTCGAGCATATTTCGGAACACAGAGCATTGCTACACCTAAAGGACCGTCAAGCACTTCATTCAAGACACAGAGTTTTGCTGGGGTGGGTAAAGCCAGTTCTTATACCAACTCATATAATAAGTTTACAAAGAAACCAAGTAGAAAGACGGGACGTAAGTAATGGCAATTGACGTAAGCCTCCTAAATAGTAATAGCCTAGACAACATCACCACCAACTTCACTCGTGTTGAAGCTGCCCTGCAGGAAGCTGTTAGTACAGCCGGTACTGTGCCTAATAGTATGGGTGCTGATCTTGACATGGATAGCAATGACATCCTAAATGCGAATGTCGGTTACTTCAACGCTGTGAACATTGATGGCGTTGCTATCACATCTTCAGTAACAGGTATCCCTTCTGGCGATAAGGGTGACATCACAGTTAGTGGTGGTGGTGTATGGACAATCAATGCTAACGCCGTTGATTCAGATAATATTGCCGACAACGCAGTGGGCAACACTGAGATTGCAGACGGTGCAGTCACACTAGCTAAACTCGCCCCTGCTCTCGTACAGACCAGCGTAGAAGGCACAGCGCCTACTGACGACACTGTACTCCCAACGAATAAGTTGGTAGCAGATATGATTGGCGCTATTGTATTCCCTGTCGGGAGTTCAGTAACAGCCGCTGCCACTATCACAGCTCTGAAGGCTGTGGACACTTCAGACTACAATGGCGTACTCGTGCTTGAGAGCGGTAAGGATGGCTGGTTCGTCTGGGCGTCTGGCGACTATAGTGCGGAAGTAGCTGCCGATACATCAGAAGCAATCTACGTGAAGGCTACAGCCATTGCAGCAACTGTTGGCGTATGGGTTCGTCGAGACACAGCACAGGGCTTTAATGTCAAGTGGTGGGGCGCTAAGGGTGATGGTACTACCAATGACACTACAGCGTTCACTAATGCTATGGCGTACATTCAGGCCAATTGGTGGGCTACTGGCTCTCCAGAGAATGTGGTAGCACAGCTAAATATCCCAGCCGGTCTTTTCATCATTGATGGTGACGCTGAGCTTGAGCTTTCCGACTACCTGCGTATTAAGGGACAGGGCCATGGTGTCACGATCCTAAAGGCTACTGCGGTGGCTGGTACAATGTTCACTCGCCCATTCAGTGAAGCTGATGCTAACAACGAGCGATCCACTCATATCGAGATTCTGGATATTCGTTTCGTTCTAACTGCTGCCAACCAAGTTGCACTCAATGTGGCGCACTCTGGTCGTGGTAATATTCGTGGCTGTATGTTTACTCGCCAGACGCATGGTGATGAACAGGGGAACCTCAATCAGTCTGTTCTCTCTGGGACTATCGCCATTAAGATCAATACAAATACTGTTCGCCAGATCGGTGGAGACGTTTTCAATATTGAGGGCAACTACATCTACTGGATGGGCCGTGGTATTCAGTCTGGCCTTGGTACTGTGAATAACCCCGGTCCCGAAGCCCTGCGTATTGTAAACAACGAGATCAGTGACTGTACTCTGCCAATCGTTGTGAACTCGTATGGTGGTGCCCGTGGTGTCATCCGAGACAATGTTATCCAGCGTTGGGGCAGTGGTACTAGTCGTGCTATTGACGTTGTTGGTCGCCGTTGGTTTATCTCTAACATCTACCTAGAGTCCACTGGCAACACTGTGCCACCTATCCTAATTCGTACTGGGTCTGTGGGCGTTCATGTAGATACTCGTACCTGCATCAACTATACCGACACTGACACTGGTGGTACTGTAGGGTGTGGTCCATCGACTGACTTTGTAACGAATGATGGCACAAGCAGTGTCGTGGAGTAATTATGAAAATTGATAAGACAAAACTATTGGATACGATGGGGAGGCCGCTAACGCAGTCTCTCTTTCTAGAATGTGGGTACAATGTCCAGTATGCTGTATTCACCTTCAATGACGAGGATAAGACATATGATGGGCGAGTGTATCCCTCGCTCAAGAAGCTCTACCTAGAGACAGAAGACCCCACCGAGTACCAGTTCGCTAAGAAGTACCTTCTTAACTGGTCCCACTGGAAACGCCTTAACGAGAACAAGATGCTCCGAGAGCAGTTCGATGAGTGGCGTGAAGAGTTGGAAGTTGTCATGCGTTGTGACGCTATTCAGGCGATCCGAGACATGACTGCAGATGGTAGCAACTTTCAGGCAGCCAAGTGGCTTGCTGATCGTGGTTGGGATAAGCGTGGTGCTGGCCGACCTTCTAAGGCCCAGCAGGATCGTGAGAATCGGATTGACAACAAGATCAACGAAGAACTCACTGCAGATGTTATCCGTATGAATGAGGTGGTGTAATGGACCAATGGCTTGTAGACGCCTATAGTCAGATTGAGCGTATGCCGAAGCAAGCTTTGGATATCCGTGAACGTGCCAAAGAAGACTTGTATTACTTCGCCAAACTAGTGAACCCCGGCTATATGTATGGAGAGATTCATCGTGAAATCTTCCGTTGGATGCAGGAGTACAATCTGTTTGGTCGAAGTAATGACCTTACTAGCAATAAGCTTATCATGCTTCCTCGTGGACATCTTAAGTCCCACATGGTGGCTACATGGGCAGCTTGGATCATCACTCGTCATCCTGAAGTAACAATGCTATACCTTTCCGCTACCGCGGAACTAGCTGAAACGCAGCTCTTTGCTATTCAGAATATCCTTGGCTCCACAGTGTACCAACGGTTCTACCCTGAGTACATTAACCCGCAGGAGGGTCTGCGAGAGAAGTGGTCAGTCAAGAAGATGTCTGTAGACCACGTAGAGCGTCGTAAGCAGGGTATCCGAGATGCCACCATCTCCACTGCTGGTTTGACTACCAACACGACTGGGTGGCATGCTGACATCATTCTGGGCGATGACTTGGTTGTGCCTGAGAATGCCTACACAGAAGATGGCCGAGATAACGTGTCGAAGAAAGCTTCACAGTTTACTTCCATTCGTAATCCCGGTGGCTTCACCCTAGCTTGTGGCACTCGCTACCATCCGAATGACGTTTACGCGTTGTGGAAGGAACAGTCATACGAAGTGTATGACGACGAGGGCTTACTGCTCGATAAGAAGAATGTGTGGGAAATTCAGGAATACGTTGTTGAGACGGATGGTTTGTTCTTGTGGCCACGTATGGTACGTCCTTCGGATAACAAGGCATTCGGCTTTGACCGTGGTACGCTGGCTCGTATTAAGGCTGAGTACAGTGATCAGACACAATTCTATGCACAGTACTACAACAATCCAAACGACAGTAGCTCCAACCGAATTGATCGGAACAAATTCCAGTATTTCAATCCACGTTTCCTTCGCCTAGAAGGGGGTCGCTGGCGGTACAATGGCAATCGCCTTAACATCTATGCTGCAGTTGACTTTGCCTTCTCTCTGAACCGCGCAGCCGACTGGACAGCTATTGTAGTGATTGGTATCGACTCTGAGTCCAACATCTATGTCCTAGACATCGAACGTTTCAAGACGAAGAAGATTATCGAGTACTTCGAGCATATCGCAACGCTTCATGCCAAATGGAAGTTCCAGAAACTTCAGGCCGAAGTCACGGTGGCACAGGTTGTCATTGTGGAAGCGATCAAGGACCACGTTAAACGGAAGGGCATGTCCCTCTCCATTGTAGAATACCGACCAACCCGTCAAGAGGGTACGAAGGAACAGCGTATTGCTGCAGCCCTAGAGCCTCGCTACGACGACGACAAGATGTGGCATTTTGAGGGTGGTTGGACACCAGTTCTCGAAGAAGAGCTTGTTCAGGCCCGTCCATCTCATGATGACGTGAAGGATGCCCTAGCATCAGCCGTCAGTATAGCCGTAAAGCCACAGAGGAACTCAGGGGCGGCAGTTGCCGACTTCTTGCTTAGTGGCCCCAAGCAATCCCGCTTCGGCGGCGTAGCATTTAGATAAAGGAATAATATGTCAGACGCAGTAGCAGAAATTCAAGCCGTGCTTGCTCCACAGCCCTCGGCTGGATGGATTTCTAATATGTGGGACACGTACAACAACCAGCGATCTAACAAGATGGCAGAATGGTTGGAGCTTAAGCAGTACTTGTTTGCCACCGATACTAGTAGCACTAGTAATCAGACATTGCCTTGGAAGAACAGCACTACGCTGCCAAAGCTAACACAGATTCGTGATAACCTCCACTCCAACTATCTCACCTCGGCATTCCCGAATGATAAGTGGTTGTCTTGGCAAGCATACACCAAGGATGCTGCTAAGAAAGAGAAGTCTCGTAACATCACCGCCTATATGGAAAACAAGACTCGTGAGAGTAAGTTCCGTACTGAGGTAAGCAAGCTTCTCTATGACTACATCGACTATGGCAATGCCTTTGGTACTGTGGTTTATGAGAACCGAGTGTTCACTGACGAGACAGGGGATCAGACGCCTGTTTACATTGGCCCCCGGCTTATGCGCATCTCCCCAGAGAACATCGTCTTCAACCCCCTTGCAACGTCGTTTAAGGATACGTTTAAGATCGTACGCTCCACCACCACTCTTGGTGAGCTGAAGAAGCGAGCTATGACCAACCCTGATGATGCGTATCTGAATAAGGTGCTTGAGCATCGTGACGCTGTGCGTAAACTGGTTGGTGGCTATAAGCGCGAGGATTTCAACACAGCCTCTCAGTATCAGGTAGATGGCTTCGGCAGTCTGTACGAATACTATATGGGCGAGTATGTTGAGCTTCTTGAGTTCTATGGCGACTCTCATAACGCTGACACAGGCGAACTGCAGACCAACCGGCTGATCACTATTGCTGACCGCTCTGTTGAGCTTCGTAATGTTGAGATGCCTACGTATGGTGGCACAGCCCCCATCTTCCACGTTGGTTGGCGCTTCCGTCCAGATAACCTCTGGGCAATGGGTCCGCTGGACAATCTTGTTGGCATGCAGTATCGCATTGACCACCTTGAGAACCTGAAGGCCGACGCTATGGACCTGACTATTCACCCGCCTCTGAAGATCATTGGTGAGGTTGAGCAGTTTACTTGGGGTCCGGGTGTCCCTATCCATATTGATGAGAACGGTGACGTTCAGGAGCTTGGTCAGAACCTCAACTCCATCATCGTTGCCAACAATGAGATTCAGGCAATCATGGATCAGATGGAACTCTTTGCTGGCGCTCCGCGTGAAGCAATGGGTGTCCGTAGTCCCGGTGAGAAGACCGCCTTTGAGGTACAGCTTCTGGATAATGCCTCTGCTCGTATCTTCCAAGAGAAGATCACGAACTTTGAGCTTGAGTTCCTTGAGCCCGCACTGAACGGTATGCTTGAAGCTGCTCGTCGTAACTTTGATGCTGTCGAGACTGTTCGTGTACTTGACACAGCACTTGGTAGTCAGAAGTTCTTTGAGATCACGAAGGAAGACATTACTGCAAGCGGTGTTATCCGTCCTGTAGGTGCCCGTCACTTCGCACAGCAAGCCACTGAGCTGCAAAACATCATTGGCCTTAGTCAGACCCCCATCTGGCAGCAAGTCATGCCACACACGTCCGCTATCGCTCTTACGGAGTTTATCAAGGATACTACGAACATGCGTGGTTACGATATCTTCCGTCCGAACGTTGCAGTGGCTGAACAGCAGGAAACTGCTTCACTGATGGACCAGGCTTCCGAGGATATGGAAGTACAGCAGCAAACGCCAGCCGATCCTGAATCAATTCCAACTGACCTCTAAGGAATAGTAATGAAATCAATTTGGGTTGATGGCCTAGAGCCAGACGCCACGCTAGAGATGAAGGGGGACTTTACGTCCTCCCATCTTCTACGTAAGCGCATGAAGAAGATTCTTGAGGATAAGATTGAAACCAAACGAGTAGGAGTTCGTAAAGATGCTAACTACGATAAGCCTAATTGGGCTAATTACGTTGCTGATTCGATTGGATATGAACGCGCACTCGCAGAAATTATCTCTCTTATCGAATAAAATTTAACACCGTCTCTCACAAACAGGGCCGATAGGCGGTATATATAGATATAAACCTCTTAAGTATTTACTACAATTTAATATACCCATATTAATTAAGATAAGTAAGCTTAAGGTTATAGTAATAGCTATTAGTATACAGAAAGGATCATCTATACCCATGGATGTCTTTGAAGATAAGAATAACGATGGTAACACCCCTACTATCGAAAATGGAGCTGCGCCAGTCCCACAGCTTGATATCTGGGTTGAGAAACTCGGTGGTATCCAGCGTGAAGATGGCACTCCCAAGTACGAAAGTGTTGAAGCTGCCCTTGATGCGTTGAAGGCATCACAGGAACATATCAGCAAGATTGAGCGTGAAAAAGCAGAGCTGGCCGCTAAGGCCGCTGAAGCTGAGACGCTTAAAGAAACACTTACGCGTTTGGAGAGTAATAAAATGAACGAAGAAAAACCGGCAGGTACACCCCCTGCCAATGGTGGCCAGAGTCCAGAAGCGGCTGAAGAACTAGTTAAGCGTCTACTGAACCAAAGTCTCGCTGAACGCGATCAGGTGACTACGGCAGTGAACAACGTTAAGCTTGTTCAAGATACACTCGTTAAGAAGTATGGTGAGGCTAAGGCCGTGGAGATGATCGCTGCTAAAGTGAAATCCCTCGGTACTACGAATGCCAAGCTTAAAGAACTATCAGCTACGGACCCTAAGATGGTCCTTGAACTTTTTGGCAATACGCCAAGTGCCACTCCTTCGGTTAACTCCGGCACACTGAATCTAGGCTACAAGCCAGCACCCGATGATGAAATCCAACGTCCTGAGAAAAGCTTGCTTTCTGGACCAGCGGCTACAGACCGCAATCGTGCTGACATCATGGCGAAGATTCGTGCTAACGTTTACAAGAAGCATGGCATTTCTACATAAGGAATAGAAAATGCAACTGACTACCAATACTCGGGCTTTTATTGAAGCCGAACAGTATTCTTCGTTCATCCTTCTGAATCTCCACGATGGCCTCCTGCCCGAGTCCTTCTATCGTAACGTTTCTGACTTTGGTTCGGGTGATACCCTCCATATTAAGACCGTCGGTACTGTGACCCTTCAGGAAGCTGCCGAAGACACTCCACTGGTCTACAATCCAATTGAAACTGGTGAAATCACGATGCGACTCACCGACTACGTTGGTGATGCTTGGTATGTGACCGATGACCTCCGTGAAGACGGCACGAACATCGACATGCTCATGGCTCAGCGTGGCTCTGAATCGACCCGTGCCTTTCAGGAAAACTTTGAGACGCGTTTCCTAGAAACCGCCCCTCTGGCTATGTCTGCCTCTGACCCATACAATGTGAATGGCTTTGCCCATAAGGTTGTGTCGGCTGATGGTAATGGTGTTGCCACCCTCGATCACTTCCTCGCGTTCCGTCTGGCCTTCGACAAGGCTAACGTACCCGCTGAAGGTCGAGTAGCGATTGTTGATCCAATCGTAGAAGCTACCCTGTCCGGCCTCGTAACCCTCACCTCGGATATCACGGCATGGCCGAAGGAAATCCTTGAGATGGGCCTCGCACGTGGTCAGCGCTTTACCACCCAGATTTATGGTTGGAACGTGATTACCTCGAACCGCCTGTACACCGGCACGGCTAATGATGGCACTACGTCCATTACTGATGCTGTCTGGAACCTGTTCATGTGTGTCGCAGATGATCAGACCAAGCCTATCATGTATGCCCTCCGTCGTGCCCCCAAGGCCGAAGGCGAGCGTAACAAGGATCGGGCTCGTGATGAATTTGTTGTTCGCTCCCGTTATGGTCTGGGTATCCAGCGCCTTGACACTGTTGGCGTTCTGGCTACTCACCGTACCAACCGCGTCGCAGCTTAAAGGAGAATAGAACATGGCTACTTACGTAACCCCTTTCGGTGATGGTGTCACGAACACCGTCTCCAACGTGCATAACAACTTTGGCCCCCGAGAAGTCGGCGGCACCATTGGTGTAAATAAGGTCGAAGGCATTAGTGAACAGCTTGTGATTGATTTCACTGGCGAGCGATTTAATGACCTACCTGATGGCCTTGTGCCTTTCGTACTCCCTGCTGGTGCAGTGGTCAAGTCGGTATATCTGGATGTTGAAGAGGCTTTCGTAGTCACTGGCACCACGCCCGCTCTTGAAGTCGGTACGAATGGTTCTGAAGCAACCAACGGCTTTACTATTACGGAAGCCCAGCTTGAGGCTACCGCTTCGGTCAATCTTACCTCTGCCCTCTCGGGTACGTGGGATGCTGAAGTACCTCTTGCAGCTAATACAGTGATTGGCTTTGCCCTCTCGGGTACTACGCCTGCTGTTACTGATGCCGGTAAGGCTCGAATTACTATCCTGTTTGATCGGGTTAATCGTTCGGTGTCGCCTGCTCTCGCAAGCTAATCTTCCGAATTATCAAGGGGCAGTGGCTATATGCCGCTTGCCCCTTTTCTTTTATAAGGAGGAATAGATGGCTATTCAACATAAGAATGTGTCGGACGCTGAACGACATGAACCGAAGGGCGCTAGTACCGCCACAATCAATCATGTACTAAGCTCTGATGGCGATACCACTACATCATTTCGTGCCCCCATGATGATGGGTTGGTATAACTACGATCACGATGGTGCCTCAGTAGCCATCACTGCTGCTGCTACCTACTACGACCTGATTAATGACGGGGCTGGTCCTAACACCTACAGTTTCCAAAAGCTGCCCGGTGTGGATGATGTTTGGAATACTAGTACCAACCGATTTGATTTCACTGATCTTGAAGTGGGGGATACTCTTGACATCCGAGTGGATTTGGTTGTCACTACGGGGGCAAGTAATACCGGTGTGGATTTGGTTTTGGAGCTGGCTACTGGCTCAGGCTCCCCAATCACCATCCCTATATTCACCCGCAACTTTAAAGTTGCCGCTACATATCAAATCACTACAACCTTTGGTACATTCCTTGGCAGCGCACTAACACAAGGCAACCCAGCACGTCTTCGTGTTCGGGCTGATGCCACAGGCTCTACTGTTGTTATCAACGGCTGGTATGTCCGGGTTATTAAGCCGGGAGATACGCTGTGAAATATAACCTACTAGAGATTGTATCTGATATCCTTAATGACATGGATAGTGATTTTGTCAGCGACATTAATGATACTGATGAAGCTGCACAGGTAGCCCAGATCGTTAAGACCACCTATCAGGCTATGATGTCTAATAGGAATTGGCCACATACGCTGGGTATGTTGAACTTGACAGCTCCTGCTGACAACACGCTTCCAACCCACATGACTATGCCTGACAATGTGAAAGAATTGGTGTCTGTATTCTATGACGTACGTAAGGTCGGCGAGACGCGTCTCCAGTACCGTCAGCTAAAGTACCTTGACCCAGATGACTTTCTGCGATACACCAATGCTCGTAATAGTGACTCAGCCAATGCTTCAGTAATCAATGACCCTACCGGGGTTAAGCTGATTTTGATGAAGAACAAGGCTCCAGAGTATTACACATCGTTTGATGACAACACTATGGTGTTTGACTCTTATGACATGTTGGTGGATACTACTATCCAGTCTAACAAAACTCAAGCTCGTGCATACAGTATCCCTCCATTTGAACTGACTAACGAATTTGTTCCTGACCTTCCTGATGAAGCATTCTCTGCTCTCATTGAAGAGGCTAAGAGCAAAGCTATGTTTAAGCTCAAGCAAATGCAGGATGTTAAGGCAGAGCAAGAGGCAGGTCGTCAGAACCGCTGGCTTTCACAAAAGGCTTGGAAGGTTCATGAGAAGGATATCTATCCAAATAACTATGGTCGTGGCCGTCGTGGACGATATCGGGACCCAACTTTTAGGAATAACTAATGGAATACAAAGGCTATAATATTGTTAACGATCCTGAATTTATGTCGAAGCGGATCGAGCCTATTGGCCGTGGTAGTGTCCATTTGTCTCTTAGAGGGCGGTTCACTTCAGAGGGTATTGCCAAAAAAGTTATTGACGCCTATGAGTTAACCAAGCCCACCGAGGTGGAAAGTGTAGAGGAGGAACCAGCAATTGGCAAGAAGCGTATCAGCCGTAGAAGTAAACAAGTTTAATGCTGGCCTCATCACAGATGCGAGTCCGCTAACAACACCAGATAACTCCTCTCTTGAAGAGGATAACATGGTGCTGAACATTGACGGCTCTCGTTCTCGTCGTCTTGGAATGGACTATGAGAGTGATTACGACATCATCACTACCACAATCGAAGATGCCGGTGACACTAAGGTGGGCATCTCATCCTATCGTTGGGACAACGCTGGTGGTGACCCTGAAAAATCTGTAGAGGTTGTGCAGGTCGGCAATGAGTTGAAGTTCTTTGACCTCAACGCCTCTTCAGTGTCTAAGGGACTTTTCCACACCGAGTTGCTTATAACAGCGCCTACTGATTTTATCTTTTCTTTCACAGTGGTTGACGGTATTCTGGTTGTGTCCACTGGTGAAAAAGAGATTTATTCTCTGGAATACACTGCCCCAGACGGAATCACAGTAACCACTTCTCGGCTACTCGTTCGGGACTTCTTTGGCATCGCTGATGTTTTCGATGGTGTTGATATTACTCGTGGCTCTGATGTGCAGAACCGCCCAATAACTTTGGATGACGCTCATCTGTACAATCTGAGAAACCAGTCTTGGGGCATCCCCCGCGTCAGTGGTAACACTGAGGATATGGGTGATCCTGTACTGTATTTCTTTGAGCAGTCCACCGGTCTTTATCCGGCTAACTCAGATACTATCACAGAAGCCCTGTACCCAGATGCTGGGGATAGTGACAACCGTACTGTTGAAAGATTCTTTGCAGCGAACTTGGTCAGTAACCCATTGGGTACAACAAGAGCTGCTCAAGGGTATTTTATTATTGATGCTCTTGATCGTGGTAGTAGCCGTAATACAGAAGAAGCAGCTAACCGAGCCCGTTATTCTGAACTGACTTCTCTCCCTGTTGACACGTTGCCAAGTGATGAGACTCCCGGTGGAGCGTCAACAATTACAGAATTTGCAGGTCGTGTGTTCTACAGTGGTTTCCCCGGTGACGTTATTGATGGAGACAGGCACTCCCCAAAGATGTCCTCTTATGTGTTGTTTAGTAAGGTTGTGGATAGCACCGCTGACCTGAACCTTTGTTATCAAGAGGGCGATCCTACGTCCAAAAACAACCCTGACATCGTGGATACGGATGGTGGATTTATTCGTATCAATGAAGCCTACGGCATCAAGCGTCTCATCAATCTGGGCTCTGCCCTTATTGTTGTTGCAGCTAATGGCGTCTGGCGTATCGTTGGTGGTACTGACAAAGGCTTCACTGCCACGAACTATATTGTGGAAAAGATTAGTGACCGAGGCTGTACTGCTAAAGACTCTATCGCTGTAATCGACAACACCTTTATGTACTGGGGTGATGATGCAATCTATCACGTAGCTCCAGATCAGTTTGGTGGGCTTGTTGCCAATAATATTACATTTGGTCGTATTCAAAAGTTGTACGACAGTATTAATATTGAGGACAAACGAGCAGCCAAGGGTGAGTATGATGGCTACGAGCGTAAGGTTCGGTGGCTGTACTACAACCGTACTGCAGACGATGAGCCTACAAAAGAGTTGGTCCTAGACCTCCAGCTTCAGGCATACTACACAAACACTATCAAGCAATTGGATGGGGAAGTCTTCCCACGTGCCGCCACAATCTTTGTTGCATTGCCATATCAAGTTGTTGGTAGCGAGGTTAACTTGGTTGCAGGTCTTGACGATGTTGTCGTTGGCACTGACCCTGTTGTCCTCACTGTTAATACTAAAGAGGGCATTGCTCAGCGAGAAATTGGTTATGTTGTAGTGACAAGTGTTTCGCCTGTGGTGGAATATACGTTTGCAATCTACCGTAACACAGACTTCAAGGATTGGTTCTCAGTTGATGGGGTTGGTGTTGATGCTGACGCTCATGTAGTTACCAGCTACCTGTCAGGCACAGACTTCCAACGAGAAAAACAAGTTCCTTATATCACCATTCACTCCAAACGCACGGAGAGTGGTTATCAGGAAGATGGAGATGATCTTATCCCTGTGGGTCGGTCATCTATCTTGGTACAGGCTAGGTGGGATTGGTCTAATAGCACCTCATCTGGTAAATGGGGCAGAGAGTTTCAGGCATATCGGTATCGGCGTCTATATATCCCAACAGGATCAGATGACGATTTCGACAACGGGTTTGAAACAGTTGTTACCAAAAACAAGTTGAGAGGCAGTGGCAAGGTGCTTAGTCTTAAGTTCCGATCAGAGCCAGAGCGAGATTTCCACCTATACGGTTGGTCGATGCTCTTTGATATGTCACAGAATGTGTAATGAACAAACAACTCCAAGAAGCTGGATTCCAGCGTCGTACATATAAAGAGACGGAAGACTATAAGGTCTACCTTGAAGAGATTCATGGCTGCGTGGTAGTACATGTGGCCATTTATAAAGCTCGGCCTTCCGTCATTCGAGAAATTAAAAAACAGTGGTTTGATGTTGCTACAAAAACGTATGCGGCTGGATATGATAAACTTTATGCCTATACGAAAGACAGGCGTATTATTGATTATATCGGTAATGCCACATTGATTGATGTGAGCAATGGTTATGAGGTGTGGGAATGGGACTTGAACTAATTCTTGCTGGTGTCACTGCTGTTGTCGGTATTTTTGGGGCTATCGGTGCTACAAGTGCTGCCAGTCAGTCTGCCGCTCTGCAACGTCAGGCCGCCGACCAGCAAAAAGAAGCTAACAGCATTAGTGCAGCAAACGATCAAAACAATGCTCTTACCAGCCGGAGGCAGAAGGTAAGAGAGGCTCGCATCAGGCGGGCGCAGATTATCGCTGCTTCTGAAAACCAAGGGACTTCTAAGTCCAGTGGTCAGGTGGGTGCTGTTGGCGCACTGTCAACTAACCTTAGTGGTATGCTGGGCTCTAGCCTCGGCACAGCCGCTGCAGCTACAGGTATTAATGCCGCTAATCAGCGCAGTGCTGATTTTATTGGGCAAGCTAATGAAGCCACCCAGCGTGGTAACACTATTGGCGCATGGACTGGTGCTATCCAAAAGGGCATCGGTGGTTTCTCTAGTATTTTTGATTAAAAGGAAAAGTAATGGCACCTACGCTACGAGACTTCAATAAGGGCAGCACCACTAAAGAGTTGCGTATGAATGCCTTCCAGCCAGCTAAGCAGCCCTCTCCATCGGCTAATCCAGCAACCATTAATACGGTTGCATCCTATGGTGCTGCTATGGCCCCTGATGGCAACATTGATGCTACGTATAGCTCGATCAGTACACAGCTTTCATACTCCACCAGTTCCAGTACTTTGGACGCCATCCTTCGTAAGTGGGACGAGCGTAGTCAGGCTGAGGACCTTGAGGTAATGAAGGATGTGCTGATTGATCCAGCATATACGGATGAGCAGAAGCAGGGTGCTATTACCAACTTCCAGAACATCCCTAAGAACACCAGTATCGCTGGGCGAGTGGCTACGGCTGCTGCTATCTCTGATAGCCCCGGTGAGAATGGTGAGCAGGAAGAGATTCGTGTCAAGCTGGCCACTGCCTATAACGAGGTGGACCAGTATAACGCATGGGTTCAGAAGAGCATCAACTCACTGAACAACGATAACAACCCCGGTTGGGGTGAGAAAGTCACCTCGTTCATTACCTCCATCATCCCATTTGCCGATGCGGCAGATCAGGCTTTCTTTGAGGGCCTTGTGGACGTTGAAGGTACTGGCGGTGCATTGAATACCACTCAGACACTGCTGGCTCTCGGTGAGGGTAAGGAACGTCTCCGTGATACTCTTGAGCGTCTCCCAAGGGAAGAACGCCGTCCTGTGGTTGAAAAGATTGTCGCTGCCATTAAGGCTAACACTGGCAGTCTTGGTAACAACACCTCGGCCATGCGTCAAATCCAGATGATGGAACAGATGCTGACCCCCGGTGGTTACGACAACACTGATCGGTGGGTTGACAATATCTTCTCCGTTCTTGACGACACCATCCTCCTTTCCCCTCTGGCTAAGGTAGCGGGCGGTGCTAAGGCACTTGGCCGTGCTGTCAAGGGTAGTGAGGCTGCTGCTGAGACTATTGCCCGTGGTGAACGTGCTGCGGCTGCTGAAGCAGGTGGTGTGATTGACTCGGCTCCTGAGCAGTTGCTCATTGAATACAAGCCATCCCCAACGTCTTATGGTGACGATATCAACAATGTGGTTGATAACCTCCCCGGTGAACCTAACTCTGCACAGATCAACGAGCTTCGTGAAGCTGTGATGAATGAGATTGGTAATCCCGATGGGTTTAGTATCGACAATGTTATTGATCAAATCACCTTCACTGATAACCTGAATACCACCGAGATCAACACGTTGCGTCAGAACCTCAGCACTATTCGTGATAAGCGTGTTAAGGATTTGAATACTGTTGTGCCAAAGCCAGACCCATCGTTTGTTGAAGCACAGAAGGCTCATATCTCTAGCAACGTCCAGCCCACATCTATCTCTCAGGTGTATAAGGACACCAACCCGTCTAAGGCCGACATCGCCCACAAGGCTTTGTCTCAGGACACCACTGGCAATGCTGCTCGTATCCTTTATGGTACGGATCGTAACAGTGCCATCGGTAATGACTTGCTGCCAGAGATTGGTGGTGAAGGTCGTCTGCGTAGTAAGCAGGAGTTCGATGAAGCTCTGCCACAGCCTGACAAGCAGATCATTGAGAATGTCAAGGAGGCTGATGGCGCTATCTGGGCAAGTGACGCTGAGAAGGCTGCTACGCAGTCTCAGGCCACACGTGACTGGAAGAATGTCGTAGGTCTCTCGAACCGTAGTGCTATGGCCTCCCTTGCTGACCTCAAGCCTTCTATCGAAGGTAAGAGTAGTGGCATCCTGTTCAATCAGGTGTTTGGTCCTAAGCAGGGTGGTTTCACCAACGCTATTCATGGTGTTGACACTGTGAAGGCAGCCCTGCGTAAGTACGGTATTTCAGATGATGAGATCACTGTACTGGCACGACAGAAGGATGGTACGTACGCCCCTGCAGTTCCTAAGCAGGACTTGAAGAATGGTGACTTCCTTGTTCAAGTGAAGCATGACTACTCATTCGATCCCAAGGACATTGGCTTCGATGGTTTCGATGTCTCCCCACTGTGGGGTTGGCTTCGGTTGCCTGACATTAAGCTGGGCAGTGTTGAGACTGGTCAGGGTGGTGTGCTACAACAGATCATTCCGAAGGCAGTGAACATTGACGAACGTGCCTATGGTGCTGGTGTCTCTGCTGCTGACAAGTCTGCTGGTCTGGGCCAACAGCTTCTGGCGTATCAAAAGAGGATGCTACAGAAGTGGAAGAAGCTTGGTAAGAAGCAGCAGGAAGCTGTGGACAAGTACATCCGTGATGCTAACGATCAAGAGCTGCCATTCAACACCTCAGCCATTAAGGCACGTGGTATTGATGATGCAGGTGTTGATGTGCTGGTTGATTGGAAGACTGTACAGGATACGCAGTGGGCTCTTGAGAACACTGACGTTAATCGTACGCTCCGTAACCGTGGCTTTGAAGTCTTTGAACACCGTCCAAGTGACACCAAACTTATTGTCGAACCAACTAGCCGCAACGCTAGTGACAACGTAACTCGCTACTATGATCCTGCAACTGGCCGGACTAAAACACTGACCAACAAGGAACTAGATGAGCTTTATGAACAAGGTGGAACAACTGCTAAACTACGTAAGGCAGAAGAGTTTGATGGGGAACAGGTCGAGAACATCATTGTTGGGAATAATCCTAATAGTGGTTATAATCGCCGTATTCGAGATGATGATAGGACTCTTGCTTACCGCGATGGGTACTACCATGTTCGGTACACTGATCCCTACTATGTGACGCGTTTCGATCCAAAGACCAAGGCACGTAAGACTATTGCTCGTGCCCAGTCTCGTCGTGAAGCTGAACTAGAAGCAGCCCGTCTGTCTGATACGAATGACGGATTTGAATACGATTGGAAGGCAGACAGTAAAACGTCTGTTGATGAGAGCTTCGACAACAATCTTGATGTTCAGTTCTCTGCTGGCCGTTCAACGCAGCGCCTTCGTGGCAAGCGTCTAGAACGAGTTGGTACGGATAAGACCATTGGCGATATGGGGCTTGAGTCCCCTATCGACAGCCTGACCCGCTCCATCGCCAGTGTGTCTAATCGCACTAGCTTCCGTCAGGTACTTGAAGCAGATAAGCGTCGTTGGATGTCACAGTTCAAAGACCTCCTGCCTAAAGACAAGATGCACTTCCCCTCAGATATCAATGATATCCGTGGTGGTAAGGGTAGCAACGAAGCACGTAACGCATACCGCTACATCTCTGGTCTACAGGATGGGTATGTGAATATGATTGATGAGGGTTCTAAGCGCTTCTTCGCAGCCGCTAGTGATGTGGCTGGTGAGAAGGGTTGGCAGTGGGTAGACAAGCTTGCTCGCAAGGCAGCACAGGCTTCTCCATCGTCCGCAGCCCGACTGACTGCATTCCGACTGTTCCTTGCCTCTAACCCGCATGGACAGTTTATCCTACAGTTCGCTCCTGCCATCCCTGTGATCTCTAGCCTTAACCCTCTGGGTTGGGGTCGTGTGGTTCAGCAGATGGGTATCCTTGGTGCATTCCATCGTGGTGTTGATCTTTCAACTTCCATGAAGGTTGGTAAGTTCTCTGGCGTTAAGCCCGAGGACATGCGTGAAATCCTCAAGGATTATGAGCTTAGTGGGATGAGTGCTGCTGTTAACGCTCACTCGTACATCTCTGAACAGATGGGCCGTCTTGCTGATCGTAACATAGCTCAGAAGGCTATGTCTGTGGCTGGCAAGCCTCTCCAGATTTCACAGGCTGTCGGCTTTGACTTTGGTGAACAAACACTGATGTCATTGATCTGGTTGTCTGAACGAGATGTACTCACTCGTAAGCTGGGCCGTAACAAGCTCACTGCTGCTGAACGGGAAAACCTTTCGGTACGGGTACGGGCATTGACTGGTGACATGAACCGTGGCGGTGAAATGCCATACAACTCGAATACGTTGTCGGTCATCATGCAGTTCTTGCAGTCGCCTCATAAAATCTCGTCTGGCTTGATCTTGGGCCATAAGGCCCTAAGTAAGACTGATCGTATCAAGCTGGCCACTGGTTACACTGTAGCCTTTGGTGTTCCGGGTATCCCCATCATCAATACGATGGTGGATAAGCTCATGCCTCCTGAACAGACTGAACTTAAAGAAGTTGTGAAGGGTGGCTTGTCCAACCTTGTCCTCAACAGAATGCTGTCGTCAATGACTGGCACTGATGTTGGTATCGACTTCGCTGGTAGGTTGCAGCCTTTCTCTATCACTCCGATGATTGAGTTCGCGCAGGGCATCCTGTCTACATCTATTCCTGAGATGATCACTGGCTCCGCTGCTCCATCGCTTATCGCTGATGGTGGTCGTGTAGGTGAGTTCATCAAGGCTGTTGCTGCTCCCTTCGTTCCCGGTCAATATGAGAGCGTTGATGAGTATAAGCAGATTGGTCTGACGTTCATGCAAATGTTCACTGGCCTATCGAATACGATGAAGGCTCAGTATATGATGGAGCTTGGGAAGATCACAACTCGCACTGGTCAGGTAGTTGATGACGACATTTCCTTCATGGAAGTGTTGGCTAAGGCTGCTGGCTTTGCCACTCTTGACGAGGCTCGCTATTGGGAGTCTAACAAGATTGAGTGGGAAGTGAGTGATAAGATTGATGAGGATATCAAGGAGATTGTGGACAAGTTGTTCATGGTCTATACACGTCAGGGCGAGGATGTCGCTGACATTGAAATCCAGATGCGTGTCTTGTCTGAGGCATCCCGTGTGTTTGGGAATAACCCCAACTACATGGATAAGGTAGCCGACTACTATGCCTTCAAAGCAGGGCAAAACCCTGATGTATTGTTTGAGAAGCTCTTTAAGGGCTCGGGCCTCTACGACCCAGATGATGCTATCAGAATGATTAACGCCAGCAACATGTCACAGGAACAAGTGGATGTGCTTCTGGAAATGTATGATATAGCAGGAGAATCTTATGGCAATTGACTTTGGGAATACGATCATGGAGGGCGGCATTGAGCCGTCCGTCCGTGTTCAAGCTCCTGTGCAAGCCCCAGCCCCAGACCGTAGTGGTGAAGTCCTTGCCAATGGACTAGGCGATGCGTTTGGTACTATCGGCGCTATCGCTGGCTCCATCTTTAAACAGAGCCAAGTTGATGCGTCAACGAAGGTACTGACAGGATATGAGACTGAGCTTCTTGACATTGCTGATGCAATTGATCAGGGTGTGATGGGTAAAGAAGAGGGTATGCTAAAGGCACGTAACCTGCGTCGCCAGTATCTTAGCAACGCCCCAGCCCTACAGGCTGAGTTTGATAAGGTGTGGTCCAACTTCGCTGGTGCCAACGGTCTTGGCCACGTTGTGGTTGAGGGTACTATTGAGCAACAGGGTATTGATGCAGCCAACAAAGAAGCTGCACAGCTTGGTTACACGCCACAAGAGTATAAGGTGTTTCAGGCTCGTTCTCGTGAGGCTACGGCCCTTAATCAGTCGCTTGAGATTATTAGGGCTGAGGGTGGCATTGTCACTGAGTCGATGAAGAACCGTGCAACCAACACAATCATCGGCCTAGCAGATAGTGCATTCCCTGCAGCCCAGACACAGATCAATCAGGCCATGGAACAAATTCGTGCCAACCCGGAGAACAAGGCAGCCATTGCTGCTCAGCTTAACCTGTCTTTGAATGGTAGTATTGCTGGTATCAAGGACGCTGCGCTTAACTCTGATGCTTCATACATCGTTGAGCCTATTGAGCAACTTCTCACTACGTTCAATGAGTGGTCTACTGGCTCGGTAGAAACTTCTGTCATGGAAGGCGCTATCAAGAATGTGGGCCTACAGTATCAGATGATGTATAACGCTGATCCTGTGATCGCTGCCAAGATTGCCAAGTCAGCATTGCTGAACGACCTTGGCCTAGCTAACACCAGCCTTGGTATTGGTATGTGGGATGTTGAGACGATTAAGAAGCTCGAAGAGATTGACAAGCGAGGTGCTGTTAGCATTATTGACAATTCTCCAGAGTCTGCTCGATACGTTGAGAACATCCGTAAGATTGCTGGTAGCCTGACTAGCTCGTCTAGTCCTGAAGTTATTCAGGAGACTACTGACAACCTTAACGCCATCATTGATGGTGCCTATGTCAATGAGCGTTCAAACACTGAGGGTGCCCTTGGCTACAAGGATACTGTCGAAACGCTTGGTAGTCCAGAGGTACGAAACCTAATTGAATTGGGTGGGGGTGTCTCTGCGGAACATGCAGATAAGTTGGTGGGTATTCTCGAAGAGAACTATGCCTCTGAGCTTGTCCCAGCAATCCAGCAGTACTGGGAAACTGTTCCCGTATCCGATCCTAGCAAGGCCGGTGTCGGTGCTGGTAACTCCGGTGGTGTTACAAACATTCCAATGTCACAGCTTCTGAAGCCTGTGTGGAATGGTGCCGCTGTGGAGTTTGTTCCTAGTGATCAGTACGCAGGTAATCCACGTGTTCAGTCTATTGCTGATCAGGCCAATAGCGGTGACAATTCGATGGGCGTTCCTTTGAACAACCTCATCAATGCACAGGCTAACGTGACTGGTGTAGATGCTAAGACTGTATGGGAACAGAACTTTGCAGGTCGTATCTTTAATCAGGATGGTAGTGGCAACCCACTCGTTGATCCTGATGCCCCTGTAGAGCCCGCTAAGGCCCCTACACCGGCTGCAACTAATGTAGCTGACCCTATCACCAGTACTGAAGGCCTTGCCGCTGCTGCCTCGGTTAATCCCCACGAGCTAACCCTTGAGGATTTTAACCCTGACCCAGTAGAAGCACGAGCTTATGCTGAACGTTCTGTGGAACAGACTTCTGCTGTCGATGCACCTGCTGTTGTAGATGCAACTAACCCTGTAGCTTTCGCTGAAGCCTTTATTGGCAAGAACGAGAACAATGCAGAGGACGTGCAGATTCTGTCAGCGTTCATTCAGAACACGGCTGGTATTAAGATCAATCCCGCACAGACTGCTTGGTGTGCTGCATTCGTTGATGCTGTCCTCCATGCTAGTACTGGTAATGCTGGGACTGGTAAGTTGAATGCTCGGTCATACCTCGATTGGGGTAAGCCAGTAAGTACGCCACAGGTTGGTGACGTTGTGGTGTTTAGCCGTGGCGATCCTAATGGCTGGCAGGGACATGTTGGCTTCTATGCTGGCATGAACGCAGATGGCACCATCAAGGTGCTGGGCGGTAATCAGGGTGATAGTGTCAGCATTGACAACTTTGATGCCTCTAAGCTGCTTGGATATCGGAGAGCTATTTAATGCAAACAATTAATGATGAAGCATTCGAGTTCTTGAAAGGGGTCACTAGCTCAGGCAGTGGCTCCTACAATGACCTCCATGCTGAATACCTACGTAGCCTTGGCTACACAGGCACACTATCTGATATGATTGGTAAGTCTGGTATTGGACTAGCGCTACCAAACACCCTAAGAGCGGGTGGGGGCTCAAGCTACACCCCCCAGCCTATGGTCATTGGCGGCGATAGCTACCCCAATGGAACGGTGGCCTCAGACCCAAAGACTGGCGGGATTCTGCGCGGCTATCCTGACGTAACCCTATACGGTAGCGGCGGCATC